CTCATGGAGGCGTTCACGTCCAGCAGGTCACGGAGATAGCCAGTACCGCCTCCGCCGCCACCCTGGTCGGACACGCCACCGGCTGACACCCAGCCCTCGGCGTACATGCCCTCGTACTTGGGATTCAGCTTCAGGCGGTATGTGGTCACCTCATTCACTGTCAGCTCCTCGACGATGAACCAGTCAATATTCGCCGAGGGGAGGAGCTTGGTGCCGGAATCATCAAGCAGGTCTATAACCTTTGTGCCGTCCTCAAGAGTCTCCTTGACCTTACCTATCCTCGGCAATGTGCCGCTTCCGCTTAGATGGCTGATGTCCGTGGGGACCGTGAGAGTCTTGTCTTCCGATCCGTCAAAGTCATCCCCCTCGAAATCCGTCACCGCGCCTCCTTTCCAATACAATTTGCCGGTGAGACTTGCCGGCTGTGACGGCTGGCTTTCCGAGCCGGACTGTGAATAAGATGAGGTCAAAGTCCCGCTTGATGATGACACGCTCTGGGATCTCGCGTTAAGTGCTTTCTCCAAGGCCCTTAGACGGGAATATGTCTCCGTCTCCCCACACTCATATACCGGGGTGTCCTCGGGGATGTCGAGCTTGTACTCAAACCCGATAACCCTTGTGGAGTCGGAGATGTCATCCCTCGTTATAACCACTTTTCTTCCGGCCTCGAGAAGCCCATCCTCCATCATGGAGTCGGACATCATGCGGCAACGGTAAGTGTGTGAGGGGGCTTGCAGCGCGTCAATATAGTCATTGGCGAGAGACAGCAACCTGTTCTCCGACGCCGACACGAGGCCGAGGCTTGTGAGGGCGGCCACGTTCCAGCCAGTAAGCAGGAGGCAATCCCCGACTTGCGGCCTGAGGATGCCGTTGGGGAGCTTCGCCCCGTAATCCTCGTTGAAGGCTATCGTGTAGGTCTGCGCCGCCGCCGAGAAATTCAGCCCGAAGGTCATTCCCGACAGCTTGAACCCCGCCGTGGAAGGAGGGACCGCGCCGTGTCCGACAGACTCGTCCCTTGTCATGAAGACGGCCTTTAACGGCTCGGTGGTGAGATAATCAGACTTGAAGGGGAAATCGGCTAGAGAACCTCCGGAGGCGACCCTCTTGACCTTGATGGTGTATTTCGGAAGCGTGCCGTAGGACCTCGACCCGTCAGACCACTCGGTGTTGTCTGTGTAAGCCCCTTCCTCTATCTCGGTTATCTGGAGGCAGAGTTTAGGGTACTCGTTGTCGAACACGACGACTTTCTCCATCACCCTGTTGACCGAAGTGTCCCCTCTCTCGACATAGCCCGGAGTGGAGGTGGGCAGCATGAGCCTACGCTCTCCTATCATCTTCATCACGGACAAGGAGCCCATATCGTCAGTGTAGAATGACACCGGGATTTTCAGGGGCAGAAGCCCGGGGTCGCTCTCATTCTCAGACACGCCAAGCGTATATTTCGAGCCGACGGTGAACCCGGACGGGACTTGGCCGCTGAAAGCGAACCAGTTAAAGACTGACATGGTTATCTCCTCCGCCAGCGGATTGAACGTCACCGTGTAGGTGTTCCCGTTGAACGTGAGGGGGCAGTCTATGCCGTAACCCTTGGCCTTGAGAGAGAGGACGCCGGAGTTGGCGGACGCCGTCGAGAGGACCAGGATGCCATCATTGGTCCACACGGAGAAACGGGCCTCAGTGGAGCCCGGTTGCAGTACAAGGGACTCGTCCACCGGGACGGATACGGTCTTCACCGCCCTTCCGAGGACACGCTCATGGTTGGAGAACATGGCTGCCCCGCTCCCGATAATATTCGAGCCTATCCTGAGTTCCCAGGCGTAGCCCTCAAGATCGGTGGACTCGGATGCGTCATCCCTCACAAACTCGACGGTGTACTCAAGATTCCCCGTGGCGGCGTATCTGACCATCCTGTCGATGGTCATCGCGTCGGTGAACACGGCCTTGTACCTCTGTCCCCCGGCGTTGGTCTCGTAGGCCGGGGTGGCTAAGCGGAGGTCGAAGTCAAGGGATTGGGCGAGACGGAGCATATCCTGCCTGACGACCCTGGAGGAGTCACGGAACACAGTGGCGCTCCGGCTGTCCGAAGTCCTTGTGGCCGTGTCGGTGACGGAGAAAGAGAGGGTCTTGCGGTATGTGTCCGGGATATTCCTCGTCGAGCCGAAGGCGTACACCCTGTTGGCCGTCTCCGCGTCCGATTTGTTGGGGGTGATGTCCTCGGCGTTGTCCCCTAATGTTATGGGATAAGCCGAGCCGGAGAGCTCCATCTTTCCCATGTGGATTGTCCTGACGGAGTAATCAGAGTTATATGTCACCCACCACTCGCAGCGGTAGGCGTCAGCTATAGCGTTCAGGGCGTCATATACGGAAGTCCCGGCGAAGGAGATGGTGACAGCGGAGTCTGGGTTGTCCACACCGCTCTCCACCACGCTTGTGGCCATCGTGTACCCGAGAGCCGACAGCCCGTCCTTGACAGCCTTCAGGTGGTTTGCCAAGGTGTCTGTCAGCGACCAATCGGTCTCCTTCCTTACTATCGAGCCTCCATCCGAGTAGGTCAGCATGTGCAGCACGTTCTTCCAGCCGATGTAGTCCCTGTCGAACCTGATGTCGTGCCTGTACGCTCCCGTGGCTGAGTCGACCGTGGGTTCCTGCTCCTCGGTGACATAGAAGAGGCCGAAAAGCTCGTCATTCACCCAGTCCCCGACTCTCGCCCTGTAAGGGGTGGTGCCATCCCACTTGAGCCTGATATTATCCTCCCGCCCGAGGCCGAATGTCCTCCTGGCCTCGGTGGTGATGGGAACATTAAAGGTGGTCCCGTCTATCCTGTGGATTGTTATGTCTGCCGATGTCCTTCCCATAGTTTATTCGTCCCTATTTGTCGGGTCGCTCTCTACCACTGTCAACACGAACTTCGCCAACTGGTTCCGGTAGACACCGAACTGCTGGCACGATATATAGTCACACCTGAAAACGGTGCCGGGCACATGGGAGACCTCTATGTCCATCGTTCCCCCGTTAAGCACCTCCGACACGAAGGCGTTATACCTCGACCTGAAAGCGGAGTCGGTAGTGGCCCACATGTTCATCCCAAGACGCAGCGTGCGCTCGTCAACCTTGCGCCCGGTGCGGATTCTCCTCACCCCGTCCTCAAGCCTCGACCTGTTCTCTATCATATCCTTCAACGGCGCGGGAGCCATGAGCGCCGAGAGGGAGGTCTTGTCGAAGGACACCCCCCAGCGCGTGAACGCGTCGTAACCGTTAATCTTTAGCTCTCCTGTCGGCATATCCTTACAGTCTTGATGTGTTACGTTCTATCTTGTCGATCATCTCCACCATTCCGGGGATGGGCTTTGTCTGCTTTGCTATATCGGCCAAGTACCCGGCCTCGAGTATGTGCATGTCCCTTATGTCCGAGAGGGCTGAGCCCCCTTCCGACACGAGGGACTGCATGGCGAGCAAGGTGGCGACCCCCGTGGAGACCCCCTGCGCTATCGTCTCGTTGGATATCTGTAAGGCGGTGAACCTGCCGTTAAGCTCGGAGGCCGTGTCCTGGCTCATGGCGGCGAATCCCTTTGACGAGGCCTCCACGTTCGACGATTGCCCTGTGCCCTCAAGACCGATTCCCTCAAGGAACTGGTTGATTGACGGCACGAGGTCGCCCGCTTGGCTCATAAGGTTATTGAAGGCGTTAACCGCCTCGGATGTCTTGCCGGCAGCGATAAGATCAGCTATCTCGTCCTGAGCGTCCGCGGTGAAGATATTCTCCATCAGCTTGGCCTGCACGATACTCTTTGCGATAGATTTGCCGAAGTCATCCATGTACCTCGTCATGTCGACAATCGCATCGCCCGTCGCGATATACTGGTCCACCATATCGGAAGCCATATCGGAGGCTATATCTCCGAAAAGACCGCCGAGGTAACCTTTTATGCCTGACTTCGCGCTCGCCAGCCTCTCGGCCTCTTTCAGCACTCCCTCGACAAACCGTTTGCTCGACTCGTCCATCCCCTCGCCATAAGTCTCATACCAAGATTTCAGGTTCTCCGTTATGAGCTCGCCGCTCTCATCGAACAGGGTAGTCATATCGAGGGTATACTGTTTCCCTAATCCCAGAAGTTTCTGGAAAGATGTCCCCATCTCCGAGCTTAGGAAATTCTTATTAGGATAGTCCGTAAAAGCCTTGGCTATGTTTTCCCTCGCTTCCATCGCGATTCTGGAATACTCACGGAATTGCCCATACTCATTTGCCCCGAAAGCATTGGAAAGGCTATCTATGGCCCTTGAGTCACGAATCGTCTCGAGGGTCTTCAGATACGCGGCGGTTGACCGGTCGAGCTCGTCCATGTACTTCTTGGCCTCTATGATCTTCCCGGCCACCTCGGTCCCTATTGACAAGGCGGCCCCGGCGATACCGAGACCGGCGGATAGCTTCTCGACGGAGAACCCTGCTCCCTGCTTGTTAAGCTCTTTGATACGCTCGACGCCGTTGCCTATCTGGGTGGCGAATGTGGAGAATCTGCCGACCGCCTTGAGCATATCGCCGAACACGCCGCCGATAGAGTTACCCGCTTGCTCGAATAGCTTCGCTGTGTCACTGAGTACCCTGTTTATATCCGTCCAATTCACGAGGGATTCTTTGGCGTCTTCGGCTATGTCGTCGGAGGCATAACTGCCCTTCTCGAGAGCATCCCTGACCAAAGTGATCTGGGCCTTGAGTTTCGCGGCCTCATCGGTAGGCATACTATCGCCCATAACGGCAAACTCGGCCTCAAGGCTATCAAGCATCACAGCGAGGTCTCCGTAGGTCTGTTGGGCTAACTCCCCATACCACCTCTCCATGCTCTTGTCAATACCGCTCGCCGCCCATGATTTGGCAAGGCCCACAAGGGCGTCGCTCTCGGATTTACGGGCCATCGCCAAAGCTCCGTTATCGGCGCCCTGGGACATGAGGTCGTTTATCTTCGCCGCATAGTCCTTTGTTATTTCCTCATATTGGCGCGCGAAAGATTTATACTCATCGAGTATCGCCTTGCGCTCATTGGAATAACGCAGCACCTCATTATCGGTTTCCTTCTTATGGTTACTGTTAGCTTGTATGACCGCCGAGTCAGAGGTGTCGAAAGTGAATCCCGCGAGACTGCCGCCATGGGATAGCTTGTACTCTTTCTTCTGCATATCCTCAAGCTTCTTCAGCCTCTCCCTATATTGCTTATCTATCGCCGCAAGCTTATTCTGGTGCTCAAGCTCGGCAAGTTGCTTCTGTTTCTCATATCCCTGCGACTGGGCCTCAAGGACCAGAGCCTGCGTCTCCCTCTCGAGCCTTTCCGAGTCCTCCCCCATAGATATCGTCAACTCCTCGTATGAGCGCTGGAGCTCTCTTAACTGCTCCGCTGTCTGCCCGATGCTCCTGCTCATCGAGTCTTGTATTCGCAAGGCGAAGCCTTTCTGGGTGACGCCCTGTGTCTCAATCTGTGTTATCCTCGCCTGTAATCTCGCTTCCTCGTCAAGGTCTTCCTGAGAGCTTCTTGTCAGGTTGTTGCTATCCCTCTTTATCTCATAAGCCTCACGGGCAAGCTCTACCTCCCGTTGGGTTTTCTGGTTGATCAGTTCCTGCATACGGGCTGAGGCAGCGGCCCTTTCACTTTGGCTACCCATACGGAGCTTATTCCGCTCCTCCGCTATTTTCTTCTCCAACTCGGCGCTTTCACTTAACCATGCCGTCTCTTTACGATGTAACTGTTGTTGCCTGTATGTCAGGTCGGACTGGGCTTTGGCGGTCTCTACTATTTTCCTTCCTCGCTCCTTCAAGGCTTCCGTCCCGGCTTTTATCTCATCGACGTCTTTCCCGGTGAATATCTTCTGGAAGTTATTGCCCATCTCTTTGGCCGCTTCCCCGGCTTCCTTGAAGTCCCCCTTAAAAGCGCTCTCTATTACTTTCCCGAGGCCCGTAAACACGCCGAGAGACGCTTTTATCCTGCCTATAAGGTTATTCTTAAAAGACTGCCACAGCTCGTTTATAGCGGCCTTGGGGTCACTGAAAGCCTTATACAAAGCTTCCCCGACATCCATCACAATATCCATGAGGGCGTTGAGAGTGCCGCTTAACGCTCCGGATATTTTAGCGAAAGCCAACTGGCCCTCCGCTGACTTGTTAAACCATGTGGTGAGGGTTTTATAAGCGGCCACCAAAGCGGCTATAACCGCTCCGAGCGGAGTGGCTATGAATGCCTTCGCCGCCCCAACCATGCCGTTCAGCCCTGTTACCGCATTTTTTAATGGCCCCGGGAGTTGCGAGATAATAGCGTTGTATTTCTCCTGCCCTCCCAAAAGTTTTACCATGATACCGCTTGTCTTATCGGCATCTTGCCCAAAGGCGGCCAGAGATTCCTTATACCGGTCGGTCTGTTGCGAAGTGGTCTGGATGACTTGCGCGACGGATTCCATTTCTGATGAGAGCCGCGCGACGCCTGCCATATCTCCTTTGGACGCAGCTTCCGCCTGCTGTCTCGTCAATTCCTTCAACCTCTCACGAAGGCTGGCTATATTCTTCTCATTGTCCTTTATGGCATCATTTAATGCTTTTGAGGCATCCTTCATGCCGTCAAAGGGATCAGCGCCGCGCAAATTGTCCACCGTTTCAGCCATGCGTCTCACCTTTTCGGTGGTGTCTTGTATGGCGGCTACCATATTTGAGTTGTCGCCTGTTATGTCAAAGTGTATCGCGGGCATATCCTATCTCCAGCTTTGGTGTTTGATCAGATTCTCGAGGGCGTCTGCATCGGAAGCCCTCACCACAATATTGTCCTTCGGGATATTGCACTTGCGCCGCTCCTCATCTGTGAGGAAAACGGACTTCACATGGTCGGCCAGCAGGAGCTGGAGGTTGCAGTAACTTATCCCCCACACGGTGTACTGGTATGTCCACCCGTACCTCTCGCAAGCGGCGTCCACGAGAGTTCCCCAAATGGACTTGCCGCCGAAAGACACGGCCCCGCTGTCTTTGCTTTGCGACTTCACACGGAGCACGTCAGAAAGCCTTCTCGACTCCTTGTCTATCCCGAACTCGCTCATTATGGCCGCCGTCTTGTCCATCATAAGGAACAGGACGAGAACGGACGCGAGGTCATTCTTCTTGATACGGCGGAGCTTGCCTATCCTCTCTTGGACCAGACTCTCGTCAAGGCATTCCATATAAGGCAGGGTGATATAAGAGACGAGCCTCAGACACTCATTACGGCGGCTCTGGGCCGATTTCAGGGCGAGGCTATATAATTCCCCATCCCGTCTTATCTTATCGAATCCTAACGCCCCTATGAGCCTTGAGCATAATTGAAGCTTCCCCAGGGAAAGGGGATATATGGAGTACCGTCTTCTCTTGTAACAGAAGCTGACAGGTCTCTCAATCAATGTGTCCGAGATGTCTATCTTGTCCATCCGTCATTATCCCCTTTTCCGCTCGGGAAGCGTCTAAAATGTTAAAGAGTATTATCCGCCCATTGGCCGGGGCGGCCGCGGCATAGGATTAACCGGCGGCGGGATGTGTCCAGGTGATCTGGTCTCCGCTGGCCGGGATGATGCTCTCGCAGAAGTAGTGGCGGCGGGCTCCGTCATCGGCTGTGAGCTCGTCCTCGTAGTGGACGGAAGCCTCGTTCATGGCCATGGTCGGGGAGCCCTCGTCCTCGCCTGCGACGACAAACTTATAAGTTCCCGTGACAGCGCCGTCGTGGGACACGTCCTCGAAAGGCATATCCCTGCCCTGGGCGAAACGGACGGAGAACTCGAGGGTGAAGGAGTTCTTGTCGTAGCGGACGGCCTCATAGCCTCCGCCCTCGATGTCGGCCGTATGCTTGTCTCCCGTCTCGGTGGTAAGCTGTGTGGAGTCGGCGACAGGTGTGGGGACTGTCAGCTTGGTGCTCGTCCCGGTCACGGTGGTGATTGTGATAGTGGGTTTGCCCCAAAGAATTACTGCCATAATTAATTATAATAGATTAGGTTAGACGATTTCGTTACAGTATCTTACTCTTAAGCGGTTGTTTATGACGTGCCAGTCGATCCCGTTCGCTTTCATGACCTCTTGCGATGCCAACTCCATGATGCAATCCCCCGTATGCCGATACTCTAATAACCCGGCGGCCTCTGAGCAAAGCTCACGGAGCCTCGGGGAGTCTTCCACAGCCTCTTGGCCCCTCCGTAAGTCCGGGACGTAGATATTGACATTGACCGTGGCCTCTTGTATCTGGCTGCCAGCGTCACGGGCGAGGACAGCTATGGTGATATCCTCATCCTCAGAGTTGAGCGGGCGCGCGTCCTTGTAGACGGAGCCCGACACCATGCCGGCCAGGGCCGAGCCTTTCAGCCAGCCGTAGAGGTCATCCTTTATATCAATGTCGGTGCGTATCATTTCGAGTATCTGCTGTTAAGCCTCTGTATCATCTCCGCTACCATCTTGCGAGCCTCTATCTCCCCTTGGGCGAGGACCACCTTGTTCTCCATAGCCTCGACATAGGCGGCGTACTCCATTCCGGCGACGACGATGAGCGCTATGCCTTTCGGATATAATGAGCATAGGCCTCGGGCGTATGACTTCCCTGATTCGGACCCGTCCTCGGTGGTCTTGTCCCTGTCAGGGCCATCAACCTTTTCGAACCCGCTCATGTTAAGCGGCTGCCCGTCAACGGCGAGGATGTACCCGATGGAGGATCGAAGGTTGCCTGTCTGGTCGTTCCAGTCACTGATATGGCTTGTGCGTATCTCGTTCACCACGGTCTCACCGACGTATTGAAGGCTGGCTATCACTCTCTGGATATTCTTGCGAGTCTCCTTGTCGAGATAGTCGCGTATCTGCTTGATATCTATGTCGGAAGTCACACCCATACCTTCATATCAAGTTGCCCGCGGTGGAACCCTTTGACCTCATAACGGCCCATGCTCAAACCGTCTTGCGAAACCAGCTCGATGATATCGCCGTATTCAATGCTTATCGAGGGGTTGACGTTCAAATAGACCATATAGGAGTATTTGTACTCTTGCCCGTCTTGCAGCATTATCGTTCTCGCCGCCCCGTTAGGCTCATATCGGCAGGGGGCCTCAAGAGCCACCTCCTCGGCGGCCTCTACCCAGTCCCCGTTAGGGCCGTAGGCTCCTTCCCCTTTGCGGATAAGGCGCAGCTTATGGGGGCGGAAAGAAACGATAGCCATATTCTTGTCAGAGGTTTTCGCCTTTATATCCGTAGACGGCTCCAGGGATCAGTGAATCCTCCCCCGCGAGTGAGGCGAACCGCCTCGCCATCGCGAGGAATATCCGCTTGTCCTCGGCGCTGAAGGAAATACTGACACCACCTTCCGAGACATTGGGAATAGTCGCCAAGAAATAATACACCCGGGCTTTCGCCCTATAAATGCAAATAGGCTCCAGGTCCCCGATCTCGGAGTCCATGTCTACCCCGCCTATCGCCACCCCTACGGAGTCAATGAACTCCGAAGGGATGGGATAAGGTGAGATGGCCAGAAGCGACTCGCGGAGTGTCATAAACTAACGTCCCTTTTTACTCGCCGGCCTCCTGCTCGACGGTCACGATCGCGAGGGTGGCCGGATTGCTCTCGGCCCCGTCTGTCACGGTGATGACGGCTGTGCGGGAAGCCCCGGTGTTGGCGGCGGCCGTCACCTTGAAGGACTTGGTTCCGGCTGCGATGGTCGCCCACGCGGCGTTGGAGGTGGCGGAGAAGGTGGTCGCGTCAACGGAGACCTTCTTGCTTCCTCCCTTACTTGAGAACTCGAGAGAGTCAGGGGTGACGGTCACGGTTCCCGCGGCGTTGGCGTCAAGGACGTAGATATGCGCACCGTCGTCGATGACAGGCATCACGAGGGCCTGCGCGGCGGTGAACTCGGCGAGGCTCGGCTCGTTGTGGCTGTACTCGGAGACGAGGATGAAGCCGGAGTTCTGGTAGGTGACACCGGCGACCCTGTTCAGGTCCTCAGCCAGCGTGCCGTAAACGAGACGGCCGACGGTGGAGGAGGGGACACCCACGATGTTGCCCTGTACCCAAGGCTTGACGGGAGACTGGACACCGGCCTCGTTCTCCACTTTGTAGGAGGTGTTGACGATGTGGAAGGTGGCCCCGAACTCATCCTCGAGGGCGGCGATGGTCTTTGTCCTGTTGGGGACGGGGAGGCTTGAGGAGGCGGTGATGACCTGGTCATTCGCGGCGGCCACAAGCTCCTTGACCTGGGCGGTCTTGCGGGCGAGGTTGAAGTACGCCTCGCTCATGTAGATGTCGCTGATGGAGTCGGAGTTCGCTGAGGCGGCGTCGAACAGCTGGCGGATGTCATCGAGAGGGGTCGCGGTGGCGGTGGTGGTCCAAGGGGCGGTTACGGCGTGGAAGCGGTTGGCGTCCTTGTAGCCGAAATCGACCCTGATACCGGTGCCCTCGTTCTCTCCCTCGACAAGGATCTGGCCGCTCGAGAGAGCCTGCTCGAACATGATCTCCACGCGGGTGTGGATTCCGTTGATGGCCTTCGGCACGTTGTCAAGGATGCGGCGGGCGATGTCAGCCTCCTGCTGGCCTTTCGCCTGCATCACCATGATGTCGGAGATCTGCTTCTCCTTCAGAGTGTACTTGATTCCGAGCTTGGCGACATCACCTGACGCACGGCTCAAGGCTCCGCGTTTCTTGAGGGGAAGGCTGGAGTCCATCGACACCACGTCGGCGGCGACGATGCTGTTGTTCAGAGAGGTTGAGTTCCATGTCAGGTCGGGGGTGTACTCCTCGGTGAGCATGGTGGTATACATGTACGTGGGCTCCTCACGTTTCCCGTTGAAGAGCTCGGTGAACCTGCCGACAAAGCCCTTGAAGAACTTGTCGACGTAAGCGGCGAACAATGAAGTATTCTGTGCCATGTCTTTTCTTTGTTAGAGGTTAAGCGTAGAGGAATTTGATCTGGGGCAGCCCGGTCTTGATGGCGGCGGTCACGGGGTACGGGCTCGCGGCGGCGTTGACCTCGCCCATCGTCATGATAGCGGCGAGAGCCTTGCCTTTCAGGATGGAGACCTTGAGGACACCGGCGTACTCCTCACCCGTGCTGAGGGTGGCGTAAGCCCCTGCGGTGACACCGAGGGGAGCGTACTCGTCCGTGGTGGTGTTGTGCTTGATGATATGGCCAGCCTTGATGACCTCCTCGTTCCACGCGGAGACATCAAGGGAACGACCGCCGGGAATATCGGCGAGGTCGCGGACGATAACCTTGTAGTCGTTACCGTCTTCGATGAGATAGTTATCTCGGTTAAGGTTAGTGATTGCCATTGTTTTTTACTTTTGGTTTCTAAAGGTTGAATTTGCTCATCAGGCCATCCAGCTCCTCTTTCGAGGCCTCCTTCCCCTTGCCGCCATGCGAGCCGTCGTCATGATGGCGCACCCCGAGGGGCGCGGTCACGACACTGTCCTCGGCCTTGTTCTCGGCGATAATGTCGCTAACCTCCTCGGCGACGTCGGTGAGGAGCGTGTCGAACTCGTCATCCGTCATCTTGTCGACGGGGATTCTGGAATACGCTTTCTTCTGGGAGTCGCGGAGTCCTTTGATCACCTGTTCAAGCCTCGCTTTCCTGGCCTCGGCGAGCCTCCCGCTACGGAGAGACGCTATGTCCGAGTTGATTGAGTCGATCTTTCCTGACAGGTCTTTGAGAGTGGTAGCGAAAAGGGTCTTGAGTTCCGCCATAGGGTCTTTCTCTCCCTCTTTAGGAGGTTGAGCCTCCTCCGGCTCTTTCTCTTTATCCTTCTCGGTTTTCTTGGGAACCCCGTTTTCCAAACCATACTTGGCCTCGTACTTCCGGGTCGCTTCATCAGAACTGAAATCACTGACACTCTTCAAGACGTCGGACAAGGTTATAGTCTCCACAACGGAAGCCACCTCATCCTCTGTCGTGATAGGCTCACCCTTCCGCAGAGCGCGGTCGGCAAGTCTAATTGCGGTGTTGTCATCAATCCCGACGAATTTGGCTTTGATAGCCTCAATGAGTTTTTTCTTCATCGTAGTTGATTTGTTTACGCACGAAGATAAAATTTATTTATACTTTAATAAAATATTATTATCAACGCATCCGGAATTTAACGTGGCACAATGGGGGTACATATAAATAATGTATAATTTATTTTTTATTTTATTAAATTTTATTATATTTGCAATCGAAAACAATTCATATTATGAGACAGATCATTATAGAATTTACAATCGGAGCCCTCGCATGGGGCGGATTGATTATTTGTATCGCCGCGGGAGCCTCTTGCCATTATGTCGAGTCTTTGGCTGGGTTCGCCCTATTTTGGGGAATTGGGAAGTTGTTTGATCATTCCCAAACTAAATCCGACAGACTATGAGTTATAGGCGAGGTTTTACTATCCCGGACGGGAATAATATGACCGGGGGCCGCTGGTGGTCGAGAGACATTAGCGGGGCAAAGGAAGTCGAGGGCAGCGATGTCCTTGAGAGGATGGATGACCTTATGATGGTCCCCGACTTCAGGGTTGACGGGAAATTTAAGGAAGGCGAGGACGAGAGTGTGGGGCTGGCCTACGGGATTGATATTAAGTCAATGGTGATACCCCAGTCGGTTTATGAGGCGATAGACAAGAGGACGGATATAAGCCCCAAATGGAAGGCGGCGATCAAGGCCGTCATTGAGGCGTACATCGCCGACCTTGAACCGGAAGACTTTAATATGGACGATTAAGCCGCAGCGATGCGTCATTTCCCTCCAACTGGCACGGAAGCCGCCAAGAAAGCTGAGAATGTCATAAGTCATTGCAAAGAGGGTTCGATTCCCCGGGAGGGAGCAAAAATGGAAAAACATATAAAACATTATGCACAAAAGACCGAATTACAAACAAGAGATGTCGGAGATCATTGAACTCCGGAAAGAGGGTTATACTACCAATGAGATATCCGAACTTACTGGAATCCCAAGGGGTACGATAACATCCAGGCTCTTAAGAATGAAAGCAAACGTTAATTCTCATGAGGAGGAAACCAAACAAGTCAAACAGGTCATGGTCCCTCAAAAGGAGAAGACCCTTAATGATTTCCAGCCAAGAGACATGATCAAACACCTGTATAATCTCGGCTACAGAATTAAGGACAACTCGCTTTATGTTATGACATTGCAAAAGGTCAATATCCAGTCAGTATTAAGCGAATAATATGGAAATAGTTTTTTACATCATCATCGCTGTCATCGTTCTGGCTATTGGCTGGATCGTCTGGGCGGTGATCCAGGAGGGCAGACCTGAGCTGCCAAACAAGGAGGAAGAGAAATGAACGTCAAAGAAGAACTTGTAGCTATCAAGCAATGGTTTAATACTATCAGAGAGAATGCGATAACAAAGAGGAATGCGAATGGCATCTTACTCTCCAGCACCAAGATGCTTAAAGAGATCGCTTTAATGGCAAAAGATGCCAGTGAATATATTGACATTTTACTTGAGGACGAGAAATGAGAGCTGAGGATTTGCAAACAGGAGATTTATTGCGTGTCAATCGTGATGGCCTCTGCATAAAGAAAGGCACCATTGTGGAGGTCAGAGGGATAGACGCGGATGACAAGTTGCTAGAAAAAGGACTTATAGGTTCAACTCATTGCCGCCCATTGGATGATAATCAATTCGGGGGTGTGATTTGGTGTGAATATCTTGAACCCATCCTGCTCACTCCAGAGATCCTGGAGAAGAACGGGTTTAAGAAACTTGATTTCTCTCACTTCCAAATCGGAGACAGAAGACTTGTACTTGATGCTGACGGAAGATGGGATGGCCCTCTTTCATGGCATTGGGTGGTTACTGAGATGTCCACGAATGCAAAAGGGCAACCAGTTGTACTTGATTACTATGTTGCAACGATTAATTATGTCCACGAACTCCAGCACGCCCTCCGGATATGTGGAATAGAAAAAGAAATTCAGATATAATGGAAAAGACAATGGCAATCAGTTACAACCCTCCGAGCGTCAGCGACCTCTTGAGGAAAGTCAGGAGGGCGACAATAGTTGTATATCGGCTCAACCGCATCAAGATCGAGACGAGGGCCTTCTTCCGCCAGACGGTACTGGCACATCAGCGAGTGTCGAGATTTAACCATGACCTCTGCTTCGTGATCACTCGACGTGGCCCACTCGGTGGCCCGCAGGTAAAGAGGATCGCCAGACCGACAGAGGTGTTCCTCGCGGACTGGGATGGGGTTGTTCTCGTCAGGGACGGGAAGGTTTATGGTTATGATGATTAAGTAAGGAGGACGGGTATGCTTGACAGATTTCAGCGTTCCTCGGTGGAGGTCGTGAGAGAGCACTTGGGCAAGTTTGATATTGTCTTGGATGACCCGAAGCACACCGTTGTCTCCACGGCCATTCCAGACGAGAGGTTATCGAAAGATATAGCGATAGCCCTCCAATCGTATTTTAACATACAAAATCAGAAGTGATATGGATAGAGAAGAGTGGAGGCATATTTCCGAACAAGGACTTGAATCCTATGAGGTTAGCAATTTCGGAAGAGTTAGAAATAAAAAAGGGAAAATACTAAAACAGCGTATTCTGTATGGCGGTTATTTGAACTGTTGTCTATGCAAAAATGGTAGAATCGTAACAAGAAGGGTCAATAGGCTTGTCGCTTTTGCTTTTTGCGATGGGTATAAAGATGGATATGTCGCCAACCATATTGACCATGATAGATTGAATAATTGTGCCTATAATCTTGAATGGTGTTCACAAAAAGAAAATACAAATACAGAATTATTTAGAAAGCATATTAGCGAAGCACTATTGCAATCCAGTAAGACAAGGAGAAAGAAAATTAGGCAGCTATCAATAGATGGATTGTTTCTTAAAGAATACACATCAATAAGAGAAGCTGCAAGAGAAAATAACATAGCAGCACAAAACATATCTAAATGCTGTTTGGGAAGAATACAATCGTGTGGCGGTTATAAATGGGAATATGTAATATGAAAAAGGAAGAATCACTAGAGATTATCAGGAAGAACATGCCTTCCGATAAAAGTTTGCCAGTATATGAGGCCCTTCAGACCCTTATCCCCGAACTCGCAGAGAGCGAGGACGAGAAGATAAGGAAGGGAATGATTGATGAGATTAAAGCAATACTTCGTGGGGAAGATCTTGGGTTCCCTCCGCAAGATGTTCTTGAATCGAGGCTTGCCTACCTCGAAGATCAGAAAGAGAATACTTGGTCAGAAGAAGACGGCGCAAAAGTAGGAGCCATGTGTAAAGAAGGCAACTTGAAACCGTCTGAAAGAGCATGGCTGAAGAACTTAAGAAATCGAGTTTGGAAAGATCCACAATATGCGATTCGTGTAACAAAGGGCTTCGGAGACCCGGATGGGCCACAGTTTGAACTTGTTGACCTACAGGAAGAGCAGAAGCCAGCGTGGAGTGAGGAGGATGAAAAGAACTTGAAGTCTGTTATTAGCACACTTTGGTTCGCATTAAACACGCCACACTTTCCGCTTAATTATGAGAGAATCATAGAGCTGGAAGGATGGCTCAAATCCCTCCGTCCTCAACCAAAAGCCAAACTTACCTTACTTGACGAAAATATAATAGAGGCGGCAGTTGCTTTCGTAGAGCAGAATGACCATTTTAATTGTTGGGGCGGTATTGATAAGCGCACGGTTATAAAAGCTTTGCATTCCCTAAAGTCTTCTTGGAAACCCAGCGAACAAGAAAAAGGTGCTTTAAGGACCGCCATCAACATCTTAACGGAAGAAAGGAGTTTCCCTCAGACAGCAGGACATCTTCAATCAATCCTCGATGCTTTTGATGGTAAAGAAGCGCGTAAAGAATGGAAGCCCAGCGAAGAGCAGATAATGGCCTTAAGATATGTGTTGAATCATATTCCATATGATTCTCATAAAGAAGAAATAAGCGGATTACTTGAACAAATTATTAAATTATAATTTATGTGATGAAAAAGAAAAAGGTAGCGATGTCGCCAAGGCTCTTCAATCTCTTTATTACGACTTAAAGAAACTGATGTAAAACATAGGGTGCGGAAAGAGGGAGGGTAAGTTACTTGAACCCGACAGGCACCGGCTCGCACCCCTTTAATTGATTTAAGTATGACAAAATATAGGATAATTGAACGGACGCATCCATTTCAAGGTTATGCAAGACCATTTTGTGTCCAGAAAAGATTTCTCGGGTTTCTCTGGTGGTACAATCCGCTAAATGAAGGGATGCCTTCGGATGGGAAATTCAAGACATTCGGAGAAGCCAAACAAGCGATTGCCGAGTTACAACAGAAAGAAAGGCGTATAGTTATTTGGGAGGAATAATATGGGAAAATACATTGACGCAGCCCTTCTGAGGGAAAAGATAGCAGAACAAATGGAGTCACTCCCTCGTGAAGTAGGAAGAGGTGCTGGCACAATTACCTCTAAAGGATATGGTATGATGGAGGCATTTCAAATTATTCGTTCTATTATTGACTCTCTTCAGGA